CGGAAGCCAAAGGTGCTTCGCCATCCCCAAGCGCTGCGTTGAGTGCGTCTCCGAGTGATCCGATGTCATTAGTTGTTGCCATAGTTTGTATTTCTAGTTGGTTATTGGTTTACGTCTTCCCAAGGTGCTGGCAACTCTTGTGGCTCAGTCTTGGGAGTCTTAAGGAAATCAATAGCTTTTAGAGCGGCGTACCACCCCTCGTTGCGAGAATGAGCTAAAGCACGAAGTTGAATCGATTCGCCATTAGCGGGGGTAAGTTGATTTAACTGAGGTAGTCCAAGATGGATCAGGGCGGTCATGCCAGCCCGCATGTGCGGTTCGTTCCAGGTTTTTTTCCAGAGCTCTACGTAATCTGATCGCTTACTCCATTCTTGGAATGTCATTGATACGTGTATCGCAGAACCAGATTATTTTGCAAGCTTATTTTTTTCAGACATCGCTCGTAGCTTCTGAGCAGTCTGCGCATCCCGGAGAGCCATACGTTGTTTTGCCTCTTCTTCCTTGAGGCGGAGTCTAGTCCTGGAAGATTCTTGCTGGATCTGAGCATCAGCTTGAACCTTCGCCAACTTAGCAGCGTAATCCGCTTGAGCTTTAGCCTGAACGTCATCAATCTGAGCTTTCATCGCTTGCTGAAACTGTTGCTGTTGCGCTTTTACCATTGCTTCTTGCTGGTCTTTTTGAGCCTTAGCAATCTGGTTACCGAGGGATTGAACGGCTTGGTTCATCTTATTGAGAAGAGCTTTGAGCTGTCCATACGCAACTTCACGAGTTTTATCTCCCTTGATAGATTGCAAGTGTTGTGACATGTGCGGAGTTTGCAATGAGAGATACTTGAAGGCTTCAACTGGCGGTACTGCGTTCTGATCGAGAGCCTGCAAGAACCGAGAGGCATCCATTCCGTGAACTTGTAAGTGAACGGCGTGGTTCTCGTTGGGTTGCACGGTTACGCTCCTACCACTCTGCATCGAATCATTCTCGAGTTCAGCAATCTTCGCATCAATCGGGAGCCGAGGAGCAACTAACTTGGAGGGGGCATAACGATCAACTTGGTCGTAACCAACACGAACAGCGACGCGGTCACGGATAACATTCGCACGACCAGTCTCGTCCAGCATTGGCAACATCTGCATAAATTCGTTAAACGCCAATAGACGAGCCTGAGCACTTCCGTATCCAACAGCTTTCAACGGAGTTACATCATAGACTTCTTTGAGAGCTTCTGGCGGAACTCCCCGCTCCTTCAAGCGTTTGTGGAATGCTAGGGCCACAGCAGCTCCAGGTTCATCTTGCGTCCAATTTCTCCTAGAGAGACGACGGAATTGTTCCTTGAGGAGTTTACCCCATGGGACGTAGTAATAGTTTTGAGCTTGGGTAGAGAGGACTGCTTCCTTCTCTAACTGGGCATTAACTTCTGTGGCTGTCCTGTCTCCGCTACCGGAATCAACTGACTGGGGAGCATAGCTTCCGGTATTATTCCGACGAACCATCGTAAGCTCTTGGGCAATCGGAAGAGCGTTATTCGCAAGTTGAGGCTCGGTGCGATCGACAATGTTTAAGTTCGGAGGAATGATTGCCATCGGTCCGTTGTAAGCAACGGTTAAATTCGCCAAGTCATCCATCGTCTGGGGCTGGATCATCAACGAGGTCGACAAGAGAGTTGAATCAATGATCGCGTTACGGAGACGATTCGTTACTTGGATGTGAGGGTAAATCTTATAACCTAAACCACGGATGGAATGGAGCGTTCCGTTCGTGCCGATGCCGTAGGTAAACAATACCAAGGCTTCGTTGATCGTGCTAAAACGGCTGTCTTTCCGATAAAGGAAGTTCAAGTTAGAACCGTCGCGAAGCCCGATGGCGTGTGTGATCGTCCCGTCAAACTCTTGAATGTAGTAATGAACGGTCTGAATCTCGGCGGAACGGGCATACGAAAGAGAAAGGTCGTTGTCCTTCAGCATGACTTGGATTTCTTCCCAATCCAAACGAACCCCGGCGGTGTCTACGGGGACAGCGTTAATAATAGCTCTACGAGTTTCGTCCACATCCCAACCAACCTGTTTGGCAACCTTTGGGTCTTTAATGTACTGGTAAAGTTCGTGAGCGTAGTAAGAACGACGAGCACAACAGAATTCAAATCGGCTATCAGAAGCTGCTACGCCCCGAGGAACAAAGAAATCCTTTAGCCCCGCAACCTTCCAACGCCAATCGGTATCGTCTTCGAAGAAGGCAAACCCAACGCCATAGGCCACAAACTCGTGGGATAGTCTCTGTTGGTTGTAGAAGAACTCGTCCCAGTCTTTGCGGAGAACACGGTCAAACTCTTCGCTGATGATACTACCGTAAATTCCTCGCTGAGTCTCGTCGCCATACTTTGTCTTAATCTCTGCAATCTGAGGCACACCATTGACCAAGTCAGAGTAGGCCGAAAGTGCGTATTCCAAGTCAGCTTGGGCTTCTAAGAAGTTTAGATTCGAACGATAAGACTGACCGAGATTCCTGAGCGTTTCGGAGTTGTAAGGAGCTTCCCCGTCGAGCATCGCTTGTACCCTAACCCTCTGCGACGAGGCGATAAGATCCGCGTCAAGAAGTCTACGATAGATTCCATAAGCTGCTTTTGCATCTTTAAGCCTTGATTTTGGTGCCTTACCTAACTCAGAAATTGTCTCAAGATTTTGGTCCACGTTGAACTCCTAGATACTCAATTAGATGAGAACGGTCAAGAATATAAGGAGCTGGCGTTTTTGGCGAAAGAAAGAAAATCCCTGTATTTTCCACCACCAGCCACGGTAGTCCCTGCCACAGCGTTAGCCCTTTGGCGGCATACGTCTAACATAAGAAAGGCGGCATCAGCTATATCGGGAGATCTGCCAAATCTAGATTTCATGTCCTTTTTGGACTCTACATAAATTTTTCCGCGTTCAGCCGTGCGATACTGTCTAGCAACTAACTCCCTAGCCAAATCGACTGTAACGCCTCTAACTTGGCCAGCCCGTAAGAACTCTCTACCTACGTACCAAAGCTCGGATACCCTATTTCCGTAGGATTCGTCGGCCTTGATGCGAGATGTTCGACTGACTGGCATACCGCTAGGTCTTTCAGAAAACTTGACCCGCAAGATGGAGGGGCTCCATATGGTAGCGATAATGTCGCAAAGGGGGTCACCTGCTCCCGTAGCGTCGATAGCCAGATACCTAGGCAGAACACCGTACTTCTCGCATTGTTGCTTTAACAACTGAGCGATCTGGTAATTACGGGGATTATCTTTCAAAGAGGAGTTCTCTTGAAGTTCTACGTACTTGTCGAAATGGACTGTCATGCCGGCGTCGGTCTCCCCGTACTTCCCTAGAAACAGAACAGATCTATCCCCACCGCTAGTAAATCCAGGATCGAATCCAGCCACAGCAACGGGTTGTTTAGCCCCGACCCACATGGCGGGCTTGTGGGCTTCGAACTTGCGAAGGTCGGCTTCGCTGTAGATGTTCTCCTCGGAACCAGCAGGGGCGGGGAACGAACGGATGAACCGCCAGTAAGACAGAGAATTCTCGCCAAGACGTTTTCTGTCCTCTTCTAATTTCTTACCCGTAAGCAAGAAGGGCCATTTATCGTCGTTGTCTAAGTTGGGGGTCTTCTCCCCATCCAAGTGTAAGCAGAACCCGTCTTTAGTTTCCCAACCACCTTCGTCAACTGTGATGGACTGCCATCCCTCTTTGGGGGTGACGAACTGACCAAATGGATCGTAGGCAGAGTTAAAGTTTCCGCAAGCAACGCATTGAAAGAAGGGATTAGCCGAAAGGTTGGCGGTGGCCTCAAAGATGGCGGGTGATACATCCGTGGCCTCGTCAATCAACAAGAATACACGTTTGTTTTTAAGACCAAGCAACTTTTCGGAAGCTTCCTTTTCCTTATCTTTGGCGGACGGGACAAGCGTGATGCTAGACCGATCACTACTGCCTTCTTCCAACACAAGCTTACCCATCGAGTCGACGAGCTTACCAGGCATGACCTTTGCCTGCATATGGCGCTCACGTACTCGACCCCACATACGCTTACGAGCTTCACGAACTGACGTAGTTGTAACCAAAACCAAGGTATCAAATGGAGCGGAGGACCAGTTGACCAACCCCCACAAACCAACCACCTCAGTCTTGGCGGAGGACTTAGGCCCGGAGATGCCAAGATAATTCCACTTACAGAGTTCTACGATCTGTTCATCCGCCCAAGGATTGCGTTGGAAACCCTGTGGGTTCTTCTTAGGGTGATACGGCCACAACATCTCGACCACATTCCAGAAGTGCTGTTCTTTACCAAGACCCCCTGTCTCAGGAGTTAAACCTTCTCGGAAAGCTAACAACTCAATTGTAAGTGCTGTAGCCCCTTCGGGCCATATTCGGCCATACTGCTCAATTTGGGACATCGCCTGATGGTAACAGAATCCCCTTGGCAATCCACTCTTTTTATAAGAGATGATCTGGATGGTAGCTATTGATCCTGGAGCA